GCAATGGGCAGACTAGCTCAGGACTATATTCTTTGTTCATACCTATGGAATGGAACTACGAAGGATTCATTGATGCTTTTGGATTACCTGTATTCGATAACCCGGAAAAAGAAGTCAAAGACCCTAACGGGGATTTAATAACTCACGGAGTTGTAGAGCATTGGGAAAATGAGGTTGAAGGATTAAAAGACGATCAAGACGGTTTAAATGAATATTATCGTCAGTTTCCAAGAACAGAGAAACACGCGTTTAGAGATGAAGCAAAAGAGTCTATATTTAATCTTACTAAGATATACGAACAAGTAGATTATAATGAAGACTTAAAAAATACAGCTGTAGTAACTACGGGTAGTTTTGCTTGGGAAAACGGAATGCAAGATACAAGGGTTGTATTTTACCCTAATAAAGACGGTAGATTCAGAATATCTTGGGTTCCTCCGAATAATCTACAAAACCAGGTGATAATAAAGAATGGGATTAAATATCCAGGAAACGAGCATATGGGAGCCTTCGGGTGCGATAGCTACGATATATCAGGAACTGTAGATAAAAGAGGTTCTAACGGAGCTTTACACGGATTAACTAAGTTTAGTATGGAAGATGCTCCTCCAAATTGTTTTTTTCTTGAATACATAGCTAGACCACAAACAGCTGAAATGTTTTTTGAAGATGTACTTATGGCCTGCGTATTTTACGGTATGCCTATATTGGCGGAAAACAATAAACCTAGATTGCTGTATCATTTCAAACGAAGAGGATACAGAGGGTATAGTATGAATAGACCAGATAAGGTTTGGAATAAATTATCTGTAACTGAAAGAGAAATTGGCGGTATACCAAACTCTAGTGAAGATATAAAACAAGCTCACGCAGCTGCAATTGAATCATATGTAGAAACGCACGTTGGATTTTTAGGTGAAGGATACGGTAATATGTATATGCAAAGAACCTTAGAAGATTGGGCGAAATTCAATATAAATAACAGAACAAAGCATGATGCTTCTATAAGTTCTGGCTTAGCTATTATGGCTTGCAATAAAAATAGATATACGCCAGTCGCTGTTAGGCAAAAAAGCAAAATATCTTTACCTTTTAAACGATACGATAATAACGGATCCATTTCGAAAATAATAAAATAAATGATAGAAACTAATTACAATAGCTCGTTTCCTACACAAACTGTTAGTGATGAAGAAAAAGCTAGCCTAGAATACGGTTTAAAAGTAGGTAGGGCAATTGAGCATGAATGGTTTGGAGGTTCCAGAACATCAAACAATAGGTTTTCGTCAAACTATAGTAGATTTCATCAACTTAGATTGTACGCTAGAGGAGAGCAGTCTATTCAAAAATATAAAGACGAGTTATCAATAAATGGTGATTTATCTTATTTGAATTTAGATTGGAAACCAGTTCCAGTAATACCTAAGTTTGTAGATATAGTGGTTAACGGTATATCACAAAAAAATTACGATATAAAAGCTTTTGCTCAAGACCCTGAATCAAACAGACAAAGAACAGAGCACGTTTCTGCTATTGTTGCAGATATGAACACAAGAGAGTTTAATGAAAAAATGATGTCTCAGTTAGGTATTGACACCTATAATGTAGAAGACCCTTCTATGCTACCTGAAAATGAAAATCAGCTTTCATTATATATGCAACTTGATTATAAACAAAACATAGAAATAGCTCAAGAAGAAGTAATTAACAATGTTTTAGATACTAATAAATACACCTTAACAAAGCGTAGATTAAATTATGATTTAACAACAATAGGTATTGCAGCAACCAAAACAAACTTTAACAAAGCAGAAGGTATTACTGTTGATTATGTGGATCCTGCAAACTTAGTTTATTCTTATACAGAAGACCCTAATTTTGGGGATCTTTATTATGTGGGAGAATCTAAAGAAGTTACATTGGCTGAGCTTAAAAAAGAATTTCCTGCTATAGGTAACGAGGAAATGAAAGAGATTGAAAAAATGTCTGGATCCAGTAACTATCTCAATGGATATAATAGTTATGACGACAGTAAAGTTTCTTTAGTATACTTTGAATATAAAACATACAGAAATCAAGTATTCAAGATAAAGAAAACAGATCAAGGTTTAGAAAAAGCTATTGAAAAAACAGATGAGTTTAATCCACCTGAAAACGATACGTTTAAAAGAGTATCTAGAACAATAGAGGTTATATACTCTGGAGTAAAAGTTTTAGGCTACAACAAAATGCTTAAGTGGGAATTAGCAGAGAATATGACAAGACCATTTGCTGATACCACAAAAGTTTCCATGAATTACTCTATTTGTGCACCTAGAATGTATAAAGGTAAAATAGAATCTTTAGTAGGTCGTATTACAGGGTTTGCAGATATGATTCAGTTAACTCATTTGAAGTTGCAACAAGTAATGGCTAAAATAGTTCCAGATGGAGTATTTTTAGATATGGACGGTTTAGCTGAGGTTGATTTAGGTAATGGAACCTCATATAGTCCGGCAGAAGCTTTAAACATGTACTTTCAAACAGGTAGTGTTGTAGGTAGATCTCTTACGCAGGATGGCGATATGAACAGAGGTAAAATACCAGTTCAACAATTAACATCTTCATCGGGTCAAGGTAAAATAGCTTCTTTAATTAATACTTACCAGTATTACTTGCAAATGATTAGAGATGTAACTGGACTAAACGAAGCAAGAGATGGAAGTACTCCTGATAAAAACGCTTTAGTAGGGCTGCAAAAAATGGCTGCTAATCAATCAAATGTAGCTACAAGACATATACTACAGAGTAGTTTGTATTTAACTCTTAAAACGTGTGAAAACATATCTTTAAAAGTTGCTGATTTAATAGAGTTTCCTTTAACAAGGCAATCAATGGAATCGAGTATATCAATATACAACACTGAAATACTAAAAGAAATAGTTGATTTAAATTTACACGATTTTGGAATCTTTTTAGAATTAGAGCCTGATGAAGAAGAAAAACAACAATTAGAGCAAAACATTCAAGTAGCTTTACAATCAGGAGGTATTAATTTAGAAGATGCTATAGATATTAGACAAATAAAAAACATAAAGTTAGCAAACGAGTCTATTAAGTTTAAAAGGAAAAAGAAAGAAGAAGCTGATAGAGCAGCTCAACAAGCAAACATACAAGCACAAGCTCAAGCAAATGCTCAAGCATCTGAAGCAGCGGCAATGGCTGAAGTTCAAAAACAACAGGCTTTATCGCAAACAAAAATACAAGTAGAGCAATCAAAAGCTCAGTTTGAAATACAAAAAATGCAGCAAGAAGCAGAAATTAAAAAGCAATTAATGGAAGTTGAATTCCAATATAATATGCAATTAGCTCAAGCTCAATCTAGTGTAAAACAGAGTAACGAAAAGTACAAAGAAGATCGTAAGGACGATAGAACAAAAATACAAGCAACTCAACAAAGCGAGTTAATCGATCAAAGAAAAAATGATTCTTTACCAAAGAATTTTGAATCAGCTGGGTTTGACAACCTCGGTGGATTTGGCCTAGAGCAATTTGAGCCTAGGTGATAACTATTTACTAATTTTATAATATCATATCATGTCAGAAACAATTAAAGTGGATCTTAGAGAAGGTCCTAAAACAGTTGAAGATAACGTTACTAAAGTAGACTTATCTAAAACAGAAAAAACAGAAACAGATGCCGTTCAAGAGCAAAAAACAGATGAAACTGTGCTTCAAGATGAAAAGCCCGAAGTGGGACTGCAAGAAGTGGTTGAAGAAAACAAACAAGAAAGTGTTGAAGAAGTAATCACAATAGGTGAGGTTGCTGCAGAAACATCCAAAGAAAAAGAAATACAACAAACTATAGAGTCTACACCTAAAGTTGATTTACCCGAGAATGTAGAAAAGCTTGTGGAGTTTATGAAAGAAACTGGAGGAACGCTGCAGGATTACGTTAGATTAAACGCAGATTATAGCGATGTAAATTCAGACACGTTACTAACAGAATATTACAAACAAACAAAGTCACATTTAGATGCTGCTGAAATTGATTTCTTAATGGAAGACAGTTTTGAATTTGACGAAGAAATAGATGAGGAGCGAGATATCCGCAAAAAGAAA